TCACAAGTTGGAACAAGAGATCAAGAATAACAGGGCGAGTGAAGGGATTGAGATGATCCCTGCAAAGCTTCGTTGCTGCCTTGAGGTTTCCGAAAGGCGCATCGTAAACGATGTTAACGGTAAGAGGAACTCGCAGATTCGTCTGGACTTCAAGGAAAGGTCAGACACGAAAATGCTGACAGATGAGGAGTATCACAGCATACTGTATGATTTGACCCAGCACTGGGCCCAAAGGTGTGCAACGTGGGAACGCGTGTACGCAGAGAAGGATGCCAGGAGGCGAGTCGAGGTTAAAGCAAATGAAATTATCGCAAGGTGGTTGATGTTCCTCAAGAACAAGTGGATGCTTACCGTTCTCGCGAATGTGAAGAAAATCATCGACTCAACGAACAGCAAGGAGGAAGCCAATAAGGTTTTTCTTGCTGGTGTCGAAGCGCAGGCGGAGAAGGATACTGTCACAGACCGCGCTAAGGCAGCGCGGAAGGCAAGGGTCCTAGAGATGATGAAACCCAAGGTGGAGCGCCCGGTTGAACAATTCTCCGGTCCTAGCTCGTCGAAGGTCGTACGCGAACAAATAGATAAAGTCTATGGGGGTGGCGCGGCAGCGAAGAAGGGCAAGAAGCAGAAGCAGAAGCAGAAGAAGCAGAAGCAGACTACTGTCTCAATGGGTTCTCTGGTAGAGGAGTATAGGATTGACACTGCTGATGGAAACGCTTACACAATGGAGTCCTTTGTGGAGGTGTACGGTCCTGACAGCGGAATGGAGAAGTGGAACAGAGCCATGAGGAAGAAGAATGACCTGGCACCTACGGAGGTGAAGGTAGAAGAAATCGTGGAGGTAGAAGAAATCGTGGAGGTAGAGACCCCACCGGTGGCAAAGGTTGACGCAAGTTTGAAGAGAAACCCATACGCTGCCCTCGCGACACCGCGGGAGTTCACTGCCTGAAGGTCAGGAGTAGAAGAAGAACAGATTATAGGGTAGAGTAAAAGTAAATTCCCCAACAAATACAGTTCCGAAAAAAAAATAATAAAAATTTTTTTTTTATTTATCTATTATAACCTAACTGAAAAAAATCAATTGTAAAATCCAACTGTAAAAAACCAACTGAAAAAAAACAACTGTAAAAAACAAATAAAAATTGAATTTATAAAAACAGTATAATAACAGTAATCTAACATGATACCGGTTTCATTTGATAGTTTAATTAATTTTAGCAATATCCGCAAGGGACCTTCTCTTGTACAGAGGGTTATTGAATTTAACAAATCTAGCAAGGTAGGCAAATCTAGCAAGGTAGGCAAATCTAGCAAGGTAGGCAAATCTAGCAAGGTAGGTCAACCAGAAAAACTAGGAGATTTTATTGAGGAAGAGATGGAATGTTACAAGACAACTACTGATATAGAAGGTAATTGTAAAGTAATCACTACTTTCTTTAAAGATAAGAATGGGAAAACTATGAGACGAATTAGAGAATATCGTATTGAAACCAGAATTCTAAAAATGCCAAAGGCAGTAGCGGAGAGGAGAAAGTGGAATAAGTTCGGTCAATGTGCCGGTCAAGGTCCAGGAATAGACCATACAACTACTATCAGTAAGGAAGACGTTTTTATTGAATGGAATAATAGAGGTAAAATCAAAGATGATAATGAAGAACCAGCAGATAATACATCCAAAAAAAACATTCTATCAGCGATAGGAGGAAATTTCACGGGTATCAAGTGTAGAAACTGCGGAGGTCCTCATATGACTTATAAGTGTACTTCAGTTAAGAAACAAGAAGATAAGAAGACTAATGGTAAGTATACACTTAATGATAGGAAACGGGAAGACTTTAGTATTAGAGTAACTAACTTTCCCGACGAAGTTGAGGAAGTTGACATCCGGAACCTATTCAATAGTTTCGGGTACATTAAGAGGATAAATCTTAGTACACAAAGAGGTTTCTGTTTCGTTTCTTTCGGGAATAAGGATTCCTGTCTAAAAGCAATCGAAAAAGTCAACAAGCACAGGTACGGATATCACGTTTTGGGTGTGGGAATGGCTGATAACAAAAAGAGAAAATAAAATAAGTGACAGCAATAAAACAAAAAATCATCAAATACCATTTTTTCATTTAAAAAAAAATTGAAAATAGAATTATAGTTAATATAAAAAAAACATGTCTATTTTTGACAAAAATCATAAATTACCAAAAAATTTGGAAGAATTCAATACTGCGATGGAAATTGTTAGTAAAATATCTTGTAATGCTTTGGTTGCCTATTTGACAGGAGAAACTCTGCCATATGATGAAACAAACGCAGATAATAACCTAAAAAATTTAGAATTTCTGGGAGAGAAAGACAACATATGTAAAGTTATCGATAAAATTTCTCAAAAGTATGAAAATATATTGAGATCTAAAACAGTCGGCTTTGGTATTATTCAAGATGATGTTTATATTTTTGAAAAAAAAGAAACTGTAATTCAAGAATTGTATGAACAAGTTGATTGGTGTCTATTTCCAGAGTTGAAGTCAACCCAAGAAAAAGAGGAATACATTAAGACAAATATGTATTCTATATCATTTCTCCAATATGTTTATTGGAGTGTTTACACTTGCTCATATGAATATGATATGATTAATGAGCATGTCGACAACTATATTGATGAAGAGTACGAAAGAGAACTAAATATGAAATATATGAAGAAGTATTGTAGGTAATATCATTTCATTTTCAATAAAATAACCCTAGTTAAAAAATAATAGGTCGTTTTTTTCAGTTCGTCTTTTTGAGTGAAAGAGAAATGCTAAAATCAGTTCGTAATAAAAATCTTTTATTTTTTTAGGAATATATTACACTCTTATTATAAATATATACTTCTAGGTTAATCATATGAGAATTAAAATAGTAATAAAAGGATACATAAATTAGTTTTCATTTATAATCTCCTAATAAATTTAAAAAATTGAAAAATATATCTCCAAAACTTTTTAGAACAAATCATGAATAGAAAATTTATAATGGGAAAATCTTATGAGAAAGCAATGTTAAAGAATTTAGAGAACCGGGACTTATCATACAGAGAGAAATTAAATTGGATAGATGAAATTCCAGTTATTCCTAATCCATTGAATTTAGGTTCCGCCGATTTGGAGTTAAATCTTTTTACATACGTGCACGCCAAAAATTGTAAATCAGTTAGGGAATTAACGCAAACAGAATCTTCATCAGAAAAATTCATACAGAGATTATATGGAAATCAGATTGATACAATTTTACAGAATATTTTCGCTATAGAATTTACACAACAAGATTTAATAGATTTTCAATCTAAAATTATAAATGCAAAACTAAATCTAAATATTCTCAGGAATAAAAAAGTATGGCGCATAATTCTTCTCCAAAATATAGAAGAATATGAACTCGATATAAATCTTAACAATTTAAATTTAGGACCTACAAATATCCCAATGAGAACATTATTTAGTAATATGAGTATATAATCATATAGGCATTTTTTTATTTTAAATATGATTTACCAAAACTAATAAAAAAAATTGATTTAAAATTAAATAACCAACTTTAATTACAAAAAGAAATTATGGATTCAAACAGCGATACACAGCAAACTACACAGCAAACTACTCAGTCAGGAGGCGACGCACAAAGTCGACCCCAGCACCGATACCCTAATGCTCAGCGACAGCGAAAACAGGTCTCAGTAAAGACCATTGTTCCTGTCCACAAATCATACGTTGGGTCAGTTATCGGAAAGGAAGGTTCAACTATTAAGAAAATTAAGGCAGATTCCGGAGCCGATATTCGATACCTAGACGAAAACTTTAGTCTTGGTCATCAGTCTCCTATTTTCCAGATTACTGGATCACCTAACAGCGTTTCAAGTGCTGAAAGGTGGGTCAAGAGTATTCTTCAGAGTACCTATCAGGCAGAACAGGAGAAGGAAGGGGGTGCTTCTTCTGAAGCACAGTAATTTTAAAAATAAAATCAAAAAAAAATATAATTATTTTTTGAATTTTTTAATAAAAGTTGAAAAAATAAATTATAATTCTTTCAGTAAGTTTTATGTAATTAAAGATTGATTTATAATAAATTTTGGGTTTTCTTTTGACCAATTGATATATTTTTTTTAATAAAATTTTTGCTTTTTTTTAAACTTTTATCCTCATGCCGCTATTAGAAAATGACTAATACTTGTAGAATTATATAAATGGTATTATTTACTTCCGGCATTTATTTGTTATGTTATTTAATCACAAACCGTTTGGTCTGATAGACAGGAATGGCATTGAATACACATTTTTTAATAATTAAAATAAATTTTCAACGCTTAAATAAATTTCCAACGCTTAAATAAATTTTCAACGCTTAAATAAATTTCCAACGCTTAAATAAATTTCCAAATAAATCTAATTGACATCAATATTCTTACAATATCCTTTTTCTTTTAACATATACTTTCTAATAACGAGTTGGAATAGGTAAATTCTATCGAATATGAAGGCGACAATTCACATAAGAACAGGAGATTTAGGATTACATCTTACTCCTATCACAACGGCTGGTAAAGTGAAAATAATAAGCATTAAAATAAAACTTAATAATATAATTCCGGAATAAGATTATATATTCTTTTTAAGATTATTCTGAAATTTTTCAGTAGAAACATTCTCAACAATACTTTCAATTGTACTAAAAGACACAAAAACCATTTAATAAGAAATAAATAATACTTTAAAATTTATTTCTATTAACTAATATTCTAAAATCAAAATGGATTTTAAACCAAAAGAGGAACTAACAATTAAATTGTTAAACCAACATTATCCTAAATTAAATAATAATATAGAGTCAATATATACCAAAATTCAGGATAACTATAGGAATAAAACAATATATTCTATTAACCAGAAAAATCAAAATCAAAATCAAACATTTAGGTTAATTGACAAAAAACATATTAAAATTATTAAATTCATAGAAAAATCAAATTTTATAAAGGATATATTCATAAAATCTAATTTCCAGTCTCAACTCCAACTTTGTTTTACAATAATAGAAGAGAAATTAGGTAATCTGAAAATCCAGGATTTTCTAAATCAAATTTCTAAATCAATAAGTCCTAAATCATTATACTATCGTATTTACAACAGTTCTACTAAATCAAAAATAGATACTAAGGAAATAGAGCAGATACCTTTTCAAAATTCAAAAAAACTCAAAGAGAAATACCTAAATACAACTTTATTTCTTTCACCATATACGTTTAGTCGTATTAATTATCCGATTTCTACTAAAATATATAAAATTATAGATAAACATTCAGATTTTATCCCACAAAGAAATGTAATATTTTATGGTCGTGATGTATATTATCTTCATAAGTCTTTTACTCTAAGTAAACCTCATAGAAATATCCTAACAATTACACATTGTAAGATTACATATCAAGATATAAAATCAGATCCAGATTTAGGTAAAATAAATTATAAAAATAATCATAATTTCAAAAATTTAATCCTAACTAAAAAAGATGATTATACGAAAAACCTAAATTCAAATCCAATATCTAAATTTCCAAGTCAAATAATTTTAACTGCGGGGAGAAATGGATTACCTAAATCTCTAACAACTTATTTTATAACAAATCCTAATATTAAATATATAATTTATATTGCTTGTAATAGAGAAACAATGAGTAGAGATTTAGGTATCCTAAAACCTAAATTCAGTTTAGAAAAAGCATATATAACAGATGAATTCCCACAGACAGAATATAATAATACAATTTTAATTCTAAAGAAAAAATAATCTTATCCTAAATTATATGATAGATAGAGCAGTTATTATAGCATTATTTGTAATAGTGGCAGTTTTTTTCCTTTTGAAACCTAAAACAGAAGAAATTCCAATTCAACAAAATATTACAAGTCAAAAAATCGAAAATCTAAAAAATCCAAATAATAGCAAAGTCCTAAAATATTTCGGAGCTCATTACTGTCCATATTCAAATAAAAAGAGTGAAGCTTACAATATAATAGTCAATCAATTTAGAAGACAATATCCTAATGTAAAATTAGAAATTCATTGGATAGATACTCAACAAGGACAACCGGAATCACAAAGAGCCAGAGTTGAATATGTTCCAACATTAACAGATAAAAATTACAGACATATACCAGTACAAACTTCATCCACACAAAATGGTCAAATGAAAATTTTCCAGGAAATGTATAACAAATTATAATAAAAAACCTACATTTTCCAACTTAGAGGTAAATTGTAATTAGTAGGATGAAATCCCACAGAAATCACCAAATTATAAATATTTTGGAAGATACCTAAAAAGGCAACCCATCCACATGCAAATACAAACCTATTACTATCAACATTTCCACCAAATCTTGTATTAATCAGATTGGTAAATCCGTATCCCTTATTTCTAAATATACCTTTCCCAGCAGAGATAGTTTTATCGTTATTTATGCCTGCTCTATCCATAAACAATACTACAAATATCATTAAATCTAATAATAAAATGATAAAATGTAATGTAATTCTAACCGATTTTTTAATATATAATTTAGGTGGAGGATTAATTGTTTCATCCTTAACTACTGGCAAAGCACTAAACCAAGATACTAGAATTAAGAAACTAAAGAATATAAGCATAATAAATATTATAGATGTTGCTTTGAACCCACTTAATTTTGCTAAAACTATAATTATACATATATCAAAAAAATAACCAAATAGTTGATTGAATAATACAAAACTTCTGCACGGGATTTTAAGGCACTCATCTTCTTCTGTGTATTTTAAAGGTTCGGTTAAGTAAATAAAAAAATTCAATATAATAACTAAAATAACTAGACCCCATAGGATATTGAGATTGATATTCATTTAATATCTATATATAAAAATAAATAATTTAAAGAAATAATTTAATAATTTATTCATCCCAATATGTCAGACACAACCAATACAGAAACTTTTGCCTTCCAAGCTGAGATTTCTCAGTTAATGAGCCTTATCATTAATACTTTTTATTCAAATAAGAGTATTTTCCTAAGAGAACTTATTTCTAATGCTTCCGATGCTCTAGATAAAATCCGTTACCAAGGATTGACTGATAAATCGGCTCTTGAAACTGAGTCCAGTCTTCATATCAATATTATTCCAGATAAGGAAAACAATCTTCTTCACATAGAAGATACTGGTATTGGTATGACTAAGGCAGATTTAGTGAATAATTTAGGTACCATTGCCAAATCGGGAACTAAGGGCTTTATGGAAGCACTATCATCAGGTACCGATATGTCTTTAATTGGACAATTCGGGGTAGGTTTCTATTCTGCTTTCTTAGTAGCAGACCAAGTATCAGTAACATCAAAACATAATGATGATGAAGAATATGTCTGGAATTCTTCCGCAGGAGGTTCATTCACTATTGGTTCTTCAGAAACAACTACACCACTTACAAGAGGAACTCGTATTACTCTTCATTTGAAGGAAGACCAAAAGGAATTCTTAGAAGAAAAGCGAATTAGAGAATTGGTAAAAACTCATTCTGAATTTATTAACTATCCAATTTCACTTATGGTAGAAAAGGAGAGAGAGGTTGAAGTTGAAAGCACTCCAGAAGAACCAGCATCAACGGTAGAAGCAGCAACAACGGTAGAAGCAGCAACAACGGAAGAAGCAGCATCAACGGAAGAAGCAGCATCAACGGAAGAAGCAGCATCAACGGAAGAAGCAGCAA